ATCCAGAAGACAGGTCAGCAGACTTCAGGACAGATCTCACTCCAGTTTACAGATAAGGAGGATCAGGCTATCACTTATTTTGTAGATGACTGGAAACAGAAAATTGCTGATCGTGACACTAAGTATTCATTCAGAAAAGATGACTTGGTGGCAGACGCAAAACTGGTTATCACAAACTCTAGCCGTATCGCTGTAAGAACCCTGACATTCTATAACTGTATCATCCAGGATGCTGGTCTTGATGAGAATGGTACAGCTGAGGATGGATCAGATCGTGCAGAGGTACCACTCACTCTTCAGTTTGAGCATTTCGAAAGAAACTTTGATAACTTAGCTTAAGACAGGAATCACTATCTTGGGAGAGGACTTGGGATCTTCTCCTGGGATAGTTTCTTTAAGGAGTCTCTACGACCAATCTCTGCTTCTGTTTGAATGTACAAGGCAGGGAACAAGATAAAATAAAAATAATAATAGAAGATATGCAAATCCTAGTATCACAATTACCCAGTGGAGGCTATGGATACAACTTTTCTAGTGTATCTGTATCGCCTATGTCATTTATAGAGATCACAAAATATCTGGAAAATGTACCAGAGAATGATCCCCTCGAGAAATACCTCTTCGAAATAAATGACCTGATCAAAGAAGACAAAAACATCTTAGACTGTTATATCATGGACGTAGATTTCCTGATATTCTATAAGAAGCTCATGACCGTTTCTTCCGACTGTAGCTTCTCTATCAGTGTTACATGTCCAGAGTGTGGCAAGAAAATTAAGAAAACAATTAGCTTAGAGAAAGACATCCACTTTAAACAAATAGAGCGTAGTATCATGGAAGGAGCCTACATAGAACTGAACGGCAGCCACTATGAGACAATAGTTCCGAGAGTTAGAGATTTCTTCCGTGTCTTTGAGAAGTACCTTAAGTATCGTCGTGTAGAGGACCTTAAGATGATCAAGACTATAGCACTGATCAAGGAATTTGACTTACGTGGTAATCAGGTAGAGTCAGATGTTATAAACGCTAAGCACTCAGATATTACATTGCTCCTGGCCCTACGTGACCTATATTACGACAGACTGGAGAAAATAGAAGTACATTGTGATTGTGAAAACGATAAACCAGTAGAGGAAAGGAGGGGACAGACAGTAAGCGTAGAATCACTTATTGTCGACTTCTTTCGAGAAATCTGTAACAACTGCCCAATTGATGTCTCTAAAATTCAATTTAAACAAGTTCTGCAAGGTTGATAATATAGAGGGATATACACTAGCTTGTCTCAGGGAATTACAGAAAGAATATAGTAAGTTCCTGGAAAATGCAGACGGTGTAGACCCAGACTTTCCCATGTTTAATTTTGGTGGTGGCAAGGGAAAGAAAGTCAATGGTCAGAATGCAGCTAGATTTGATGAAGAGCTAGAGGAAAGGGATAAAATAGACTATAACAACGATGGACAGTAGAGAAGAGAGAATTAGAAAGATAACCGGCAAAGACGTAAAGCCAGGTGAAGAACTACAAGCAACAGTTCAGGGCCAAAACGAAATTGCCGGTATAAACTCTGAGCTACAAAATAACCTACAAATGGAACAAGCCGCAGCACAGAGTAGGATGGGAAATAACCAGATCCTATCACAGGCAGCACAAATGGCAGCTTCCGGTATGGCAGGAGGGGCAGCAGGGGCAGGTGTAGCTCAGGTCGTCAATACAGGGGGACCGGGAACACAGGCAGTACTTCAGAAGTATGGCCTTAAACCACAAGCCCCCAAGGTAACCAGAAATACTCAGAGAAGTAGTCAGTCCCAAACAATTCCTATGAGAAGCGGTGGAGTGACTAATGTAAAAAATGAAACCATAACAAATACAACCAATAACTCACGAACAGAAATAAGAATAAGCCAGCCTGAGATTCCTATGAGGCAGCAGCAAATAGTTGTCTCCCCTCCAGCTCAGAGTAAAGGAGATGGTGGTGCAGCTAAATTTAAGGCATGGCTGAGTGGAGTATTCGCAAAACAAAATAATGACTACGAGGTACAGAAAAAGGAATTCAGAAAGAGAGAGTGGTCCTTGAATAGAAGCGCTAACCGTATGATGAGGCGTATCGAACAGACCACTAAGGGATTCGCTAAGGCTATGGACCCGAGAAGAATGACTAGTACCTTAGGTGGACAAATCAAAACTACTCTCTTCCTGATAGGTACGACTCTGATGGTTAAGTACTGGAAACCTATCATGAAGTTTATTGCTAACATTGAAGGTGGTATCAGAACGGCTTTTGGTCTCCCTGTGAATGCTGACCTCTCTGGTAATTCCGGCCGAGGTTTATCTATAGTCGACTCCATGAAAAAGGCTATAGGTATCGATCCTAATACGGCCGAAGGTAGAGACACAACACTCATCAAGGGCATAGGTAAAGTCTTTAATGAGGGTATAGATAAGCTCATAAAGAAAATAGATCTATGGCTTAAAGATAGAGGTGTAGCCATAAAAGCAGTTACCGCTCCAGATCTTAGTGGTTACAGCAAGAAACCGAGCGGCCTAGGAAAAGTGGGTAATTGGATGTGGAATGCTGTTACTGCTCCTTTGCGTGGTATAATGAGCTCTATGGCTTCTTACATGGGAGATCTTATGTCAGCAGCTTTTGGTGGTTCGTCAGGTAATTTCACTAAACATGCAACAAAACTAAGACAAGAATCAATCAAAGAGCTTAATGAAGGTGACAAGACAGGTGGTGGAGTGGATAAGACCTTTAGTATTGCCAGGAATAAGACTACAAAGGGTGACTATGATGCTCTGGGTAATCTTAAGAGCAATGCAGGATCTACTCTGGCTGCATCAAATGCTGTTACCTCCATGATAGGTGATAAGAGCAATACCTTACATACAGGAGCCGTAGCGACAGGCCTTGAACAACTCTCAGGGGTAGCTCAGAGAAATGGTAGCGCGGTTATTAATCCAGATCTCCTTTCTAAACTAGGACTTACAGCTTCAGACGTTAATGACTTACAAAGGTCTGGATACTTGACACAGGTGAAGTATAAACTTGTCAAGGTAGGACAGCATAGAACCATAATAAAGGATAAGACTTCGCGGCAGAAAAATCTAAGTCTCCTCGGTAATATGCTTGATGAGGCTTATGATATTTACGACCCAGAGACCGAAGGGTATTATAGGATTGTTCCACTCAATTCTAGAGAAAAATCCTTTGATGGATCTAAGCCGTTAGAAAAGGTTTATTTCTCACTCTCTAAAGAAGGTTTCGATCGAGTAAAATCACTAGTCGGAATCTCTGGAAGCATGAGTCTTAAGAATAAAGACTTCGTAGATTGGGTCTCTAGTACGCTCCAAAGAAAAAAGCATGAGATGGGTGTGACAGGCTCCCTTAAAGAGAAGAATAATTATCTCCTAGGGAACTACAACACAGCATATGCCAGACTTAAAGAGTATGAAGAGGAACAAAAGGCTCTAGACAACGATCCCAAGTATGCTCACTGGAATACAACAACCGGAAATCTCAAGAAAGCTGGACAAAGAGCTCTTACATGGTCTAGAAGTGCTTTAGCCAGTGCGACAAGATGGGCTTCGGAGCAAATGACTGGAGAACAACAGAAAGCTAATGTAGTGGCAGCCATGAAATACTTTATTGGAAAAGGATTCAGTAAAGAACAGGCCGCCGGTATAGTTGGTAATCTATATGGAGAATCTGGTATGAACCCTGGAGCAGAAAATAAGGCTGAGAAAGAAAGGGGATATAAAGGCTATGGTCGTGGTATTGCTCAATGGTCTAATGAGAGAGTAAAGCAATTTGCAGCTTGGCATGAGAAGACCTATGGAGAAGCACTTACTCCAGAACAAGCCCCTCTCGAACATCAGCTTGAATTTGTTTATGCCGAAATGCAGGGAAGACCGGTACTCATGAAACAGCTTCAGGGACAGTCAGATATAGCCCAAACTACCGATTCTGTACTTAGAGGTTTTGAAAATGGTGGTCCTGGTGGTTTAGCTAGTGTTGAGCAGATGGATCGTACTTATTCTAGAGCTGCCATTGCCAATTCATACGAAAAAATGATGAATAAAAGAGTTGGCTATGCTATGGCTTCTCTGGATCTATATGAGAAATCTACTGGTGAGAAAGAAGAGACAACCCTAGATAAATTACAAGAAGGTGCGGCCGATGCTTTGGGAGCTA